GCTATAAGACCGAAGATAAGAGTTATAGGTACACTTCTGGAGAGGTGCCAATTATCTTCTTCTCTACTCATGCTGGGTACTTCTTACGATCAAGTTCAAAGTGAGGGGCATCATAGAAGCTTTTCCAGTCACCACCCCATACAATAGGGATCTCTAACTCTTCTGCTGCATCCTTCATAGCTTCAGCCATAGTTTCAAACCTATCAAAGTCTTCCCAATCTACAGGCCAAGGAACCATGTCTACAGCATGACCTGTGATGTGTCTTGAGTTAAGGGTAGTTGACTTACCCTCTTTGAGTAGTTGTCTTTGACGATCAATATTTCTAATACCTTCGATAACTGTGAAGTCTACCTCAGTGATCTCTATTGCCTTAGTTACTACAGCTACCATATCAGGGTTTACACCTGACAAGTTCTGTAAGCTACGTGTTCCTAGTTTATATGCCATGTGTTACGCCTCCTGCGCTGCTAATTCTGAGATCTTTTGACCAAACATTTATTATCTACCTTAATAACCTACAATATAAAATTTAACATCAGTCGTACCAAACTCCACAAATTCTAATAGACTGGCCTGTTAATTGTGCAACTGCACTTGTAGATCTGTTAGCAACATACATATAAGTGTTGGCAACATTTGTAGATAACCCCATTTGAGTGGCATTACCCCAGAGAGTCGTATGAACGTCATCTTCATCTCGTTCATAGACATTGGTAACTTTAATACAGTCACCAACCGCATACCCATGCTGTGCAGTAGTAATAATCACTTCAGCCCAAACATAATCTGGCCTAGAGGACTGACCATGATTAGTTACGTGCCTCAGAGAGGTTGTAGCAGTTGATGTAGCCCCTCGCACGATAGTAACAGTAGGCTGAGATACTATTGCAGCTTTTAATTTAGCTGGTGATATAAGACTTTCAGTAGTTCCTGTTCCAGTTTCCCATGTGGATGTAGCTTGATCTCCTATTAGACCAGTTTGAGTGCCAGAGGTATTCACTACTTGTGTGTCATCTAGGATACGAAACTTGTCATTTGTCTGATCTAGGTAAGCTACAGGTATCCAAGCATCATTACCATTTGCTCTTATGTATAAGGTAAAAGCATCAGTATCATACCACCATTGATTAGCGAAAGTAGTGCTAGGTGCAGCAGTTCCTGAGTTGTTTGTAGCTATAGCTGATAGTACATTATTAATGTCAGTTCTAGCAGTAGTTGCTGTTTGATTAGCTATGTTGTAGTCATGTTGTGCCATATTAGTATTCCACTATCCCTTCCAAGATGCTTATGCTTGGTGATACGTTGTTGCTGGTACTGTCGAGTTCAGCTTTGAATTTAAATGCTCTTCCTGTTACTTCACCCGCTGCTATTTGCCAAGCTCCCCATGTAGGTGAACCAGCAGGGTCATCATTCGTTGCAGATACATAAATGGTTGTATTGAAGTCACCGTAGGGCTGGTCTTCATCTGACCAATCGTCCCAATTATTAGGCCAAGTATCCCAGTTGTTAGGGATGACATCCCAATTAACTACTCCTCCAGAAGCATTAGCGTGATGCCTAATAAATGTTAAGTTAGTTGATACCCTTACAGTTCTAGTTGAAGATGTGTCTAAGTAACCTGTGAACTCATATGTACCTGTAGAAGGTGCAGTAGCAAAACTAGACAATCTTAATTCATCAGGGTTTGGACCTGTAGCTACAGCTACGTTAGTCTTACTACCAGCAAAACTTGGGTTTTCAGTGTCAGTTTGTATAGTTCCAAGTACAGGTAGATCAGAGGGTAAAACTACAAGAGATGTTGAAGTGCCTTCGTTACCGGATTTATCATAAGGTTCAATAAAAAACGTTCCCGATAAAGCTGGATAGGTTACCGATGTTGCTGGTCTAGCTATTTTATCTATTATGACAACAGGTGAACCATCGTTAAATGCAGCTGTAGTAGAAGAACTATGCCATAGTTTGTAGTACGACAGATCTAAGTCACTGGAAGCAGTCCAACTAAAAAACACAGTACCACCTGATAATGTTTTGGTAAATGTAGATGGGGCAGCGGGACCAGTAGTGTCGGCTTCTACAGTCTTCTGTGCGTCTGTGAAATCACCTTTAATACCAAAAGCATTGATAGCTCTAGCTCTAACCTCATATATTACTGTACCTGATGCATCCGCTAGAGGTGTCTCAATGTCTAAAATCTCAAATCTACCTAAGTCACCTGTACCTAATACACTGTAAGTTGAATCTGTAGATTTCTTGTACTCTACTTCAACGTAGTCTACCCTCTCAGAAGCAGTAGACGAAACATTTACTACAAGAACGTTAGTTACATGCTCGTTAATAATCCTATACTCTTGACTAAGAGTTACAGCCACGGTCGGAACATCAAAAGGCGATGGTAAAAGTGTGTTATCACTCTCATACACCACCCCATCGTCTACATCGTCAAATACAGACTCACGGGTTTCTCTAAGAGACATACTAACTAGAAGATCATAGTTATCTTGTACACCAAAGCTCCAAGTAGAAACTTCAAACTCTTTATTAACCCAACCAAACCTAGTGTTACTTAAGCGTACTATGTCTCCAACTTGAACTTGAAAAGCTCTTAAACCAAAAGTAGCTTGTACACTAATCTGTTGTCTATTACGCTCTAAGTTTATGAGAGCTATACGCCTAGCTTCTGTTGTATTATCTGTGAAAGGTAACTCTAAATCAATTACACTTTCTTGACCGCCATCAGAAGCTAAGAGCGTATTATAAGTAGTTGAGTTAAGTTCAGGAACTTGAGGGAAGTCAGAAGGTTGATAGTCACTCTCTGGCCCTCTAAATGTACCTTTAACTACGTTGAAGTTATCTCTACGGGAGTGTCTGGTGCTGATTGAGATACCTGACCTTAAGTCATCCTCATTAAGGTCTAATACTGGGGTCGTATAGTAAGCCGGTTTCATTCTCCACTTACCTTGAGCATACCACAGTAAACCGTCCATAGAAGTAGATAAGTTTTGTAAAGCATTGTAAGGTGTAGTGTTAGTAGTAAAAGCACCGTTAAGGGAAAATCTAGTGTTTCCTGATAGAGATGGGTAGCTTAAGTAGTCACAGGCATTAGCAGCTATACTAACAAGTGAATCATCTACACTTTCAACATCTTCACTTATGCCGTAGTTATAGATAGTTGTATTTGTAGCACCTTTACCTGAAGTAATGTAATCTCTTAAACATAGAGCAGGGTTGTCAGACCAAGCTGTAGAGTTTGTACGGGTGTCATAGACTTTCTTGCCTTTAACTACGGCTGTTACTTCAGGTACACCATTAGGAAAAACATCAGCATTATACTCTAGCACAATATAAAGATAAGCCGTAGCTAACAGTTTACAGTTTATATCCCACTTTGCAGGAGGAGATATGACACCTAAATCAGAGGACGTAACTGCGGTTTGTGTAGAAGTACCTAACTTCTTAACAATACGTACCGCCGGTCTTCCTGTTTTAAGGTAGAACTTACCGTACACATTATCATTACCTGAATCAGTAACCTCGTTTCCGGTTAAGGTTATTATTTCATCATTGAGATAGATAGTCTCAAAATCTTCTACTTCATGCCCAGCAAAAGCTAACACAGTGTGTAGGTATTTATTGTTATCTGTAACACCTTGAAAGACTATACCACCCGCTATTCTAGTTTTACCGTAGATAACTTGATGAGGCATAGTCGAACCTCTTTGAGTTAGTAGATAACCCTGATCGCCCGTTTGTTCTTCCATTGGAAGTAAGGCTTTAATTGCTGCAGATGTTCCAAGAGAAATAGCATAGGTCTTAGCGAAAGTTGACATAGCAGCTGTAGGGCCACCTGTTACATATGCAAAAGTTGCGGCAACAGTGGCGCTAATAGCAGCCCCTAAGTTGTCATTTTTATCTAACAGGTCAATATCTATACCTGTTGTTTCTGATAACCAGTTACCCATTAGCTTTCAGAACTCCTACCCCAAGCTAGTTTCTGGTCTTGCATTGTAGCTACAAAATCAAACCCTGCATCATCGCTTGCTCCAGAGATATCTCTGGATCTTTGATAATGAGAGGTGTATCTAGCTATCCTAGCTCTTTCTAAGTCAATCAATTTGTTCTCGACTTTGATCTGAACAGCACCTTTGTCAGCCTCTTCGGAAACGTTCATCTGATCCATATAGCCAGCAAATATCTCGGTCATAGACGTAGAAGAGACACCGAAGTATATTTTACAAGTTCTACCTTGATACGGTGTACTAAGAGCTAGGGCTAAAACTTCAGAGGGTAAACCAGTAATAGTAATATCAGCCCCTCTAGCGGCAGTCTCTGTAGTCTCCTCAATGGCTGATATGCCTAAAAGTGTTCCAGCACCTGTCCAATCATGCCCCTCAAATGTAAGTGTACCTACACCAGTCCACAGACGTAATACATCTGAATTATCAAAGTCTAACTCAACAGCAAAGAAAGGGTTAACGACATCATCGTCCAAGGCGTTGGTTATAGTTGAAGGTAAAGTACGAGACATTACTGAAGAGCCTCTATTGCATCAAAGGAAATGCCATAAAAGCTGGCATTGTCTATGGACCAAGCTGTAGTACTACTACCAAGTCTAAAGACACCTTTAGGGTTGCTGTAAATTACGGCCTCACCTGAGTATGTACTCCTTAGTTTAGGCCAAATTTCTAAACTACCACTACCACTTTTATCTACTAACACTTGGTGTAACCTAGCGTCAGAACCTGTACCCAGTTGTATATAGTCACCAGCTAATAAAGTGCCTGTAAGATTAATAGTTACTGTGTCACTCCCCTCTGTTCCTGACAAAGTAGGTGTACCACTTACTGTACCTCTAGGAGTAGCATAATCAGGGTCACCTAGTAGAAAAGTACCCACAGGCCCTTTAAGAGCCATCAACATAGCTTTCCAAGCGGCTGCTAGATCTCTGCGTACAGAGGGAATAGTAACTGAGGCAGACCAGATTTGACCCTGATGCGCTATTACTTGTTGCTTATATGTAAAGGGAGACTGAGAGACAGCTACAGCATTCATAGCTCGTAGCTCAATACTCTCTATTCCTATAGTGGTGGGAGTATTAAGGGGGTAAGTTATAGCCATGATTTATCCAAACACTGATTTCATTGATCCGCCTCTACGTCTCCGGTCCATAACTGCATTTACGGATTGGTTAACGATAGTTGAGGATGACTGTTCAATAGTCTTAGTGATAAGTCTCTTGGTATCGTCTGATGTATTAGCTGATATATTAAACACTTGATTTATAGTAGCACCTCCAATACCTTGACCTTTAGTGTGGTCTACAACAGTCTCTCTGGGGTGTAGCATAGCCATAAAGCCACCCTTACCGTCTAAGCCACCTGATCTTGGCCCTGAGCCTGTGTATCCACCACCATCAAACCCTGCGAAAGGGTTACTACCAGACATAAGACTTGTGATATCTCCTGATAAATCGGTTATGTTACTCACAGTTTGCTTGACTACAAGAACTCTGTATAGTTCTTTAAGAATATCGGAAGCCATAACCTTAAAAGAATCACTAACCGTTTTAGTGCCATCAACTAAAGACATGAAGAAATCATCAAAAGGCGCAGCTAATTGTTCAGCCGTGTCTTTAAGGCGGTCTAACTCATCTTGTTGATCTTTTAGAGCTTCGTTCTGTTTTCTTATGTACTCTGTAAGTTCTATAGCTGAGCTTATCTGCTCAGGAGTGTACTTACTGTAAGACTCTCCTAGAGCTTGCATAACTGCAGCCCTATCTTCTTCTACACCCAAAAGACGTTTTTCTAACGTAAGTCTCTTCATAAGCTGTTGCAGAGGATCTTTAGGAGCTTTAGCTCCTTTTACTTTTTTAGGGGGACTAAACTTAGTAGGTACATTATACTTAAAGTCCCCAGCGCCACCAAAAGCATCAAGACCTACAGTAGCTTCAGCCTTAGCTTGACGTATAAGAGAAAGTGCTGCAGAAAAGGGTATAGAGAGTCTTTCAGCTAACTCTGTGACCTTTTTATTAGTTTCGTCTAGCTCTTTTTTCCTTAGAGCGTCCTGTTCTCTTTCATACTTAGAGTTAGAAGAAATTAAATCTCGTTCAGCTTGAGCTTGACTATTAAGTATGGCTAAATCACCCTCTGCATCTAACCTTTTCTGCTCCTCTGTGTATTCGTTGTTTTCTTTCCAGAGTTTTAACTCAGCAGCAGCTAAATCTTTAATACGATTTTTATCATCTTCAGCAGCCTGTTTTGCAGCTTCTGCTGCATCTTTAGCAGCTTGTGCAGTGCCATTAAAACTAGCCTGTATTTCTAATGCTGAGTCAACAGATGATTTAAGTTGATCAAGAAAAACTAAAGCCGATGCAGAGAGTTCATCCCCGCTTCCCTTAAGTATGTCAAATATTTGTTGAACACCTTTAGCAGCATCTTTAAACTGCCCTGTATTCATTTGTGTTTGAATACCAGTAATTCTCTTAGGTAAAGTTGCAGAGCCGCCAAACTTACTTAACTGCCCTTCAGTAAACCCTAAAGATTTAAGACCGCTTTCACCAGAAAACATAGATTGTTGTTTTTCTCTAAAGTCAAAGAAACCTAGAGTTACAATATCATTAAGAGTAGCCAAAAGACCTAAAGAATCTCTAGCCAAACTTTGCATAACTGTTCTGCTGGAGTCTAAACTAGATGTAAGATCGGTAAAACCTGCTGCTAGATTTAGTTTAGCCAAATTTGACGAAAACTCTAAACTGGCTTCGTCCATGTCAATAATGGCTTGAGTATTATCACCGAATACTTGAGCAAGATCTGCATCTTTAACTCTATCTATGCTATTTTTGTATTCATCTAAAGCCGACCTAGCGTCACTCATACCATCACTAAATGTTTTAACATTCTTACTAGCTTTACTAAAACCAAGAGCCATACCACCTATAGCTGATCCTATGGCAATAACAGCACCTAAAACAGCACCTTGTGGCCCAAAGATACCAGCAAACTGCGAACCCTGTTGTCCAAAAGCTGTAAAGAAGCTAGTGCCAGACTGAAGCTGTACAACAAGATCCTGAAGTTGGTAACCACCTTGTTGAATACGCATATTCATAGTGTTTAGTTTTTTACCAGCACCAGCAGCGTAGCTTCCGTATTGGTTGGTCGCATTAGCAGCAGTTTTTGTAGCTTTAGTATTTCTTGTTAAAGCAGCAGTATTCTTGTCAACTTCTCGACTAAGACTTCTCTCAGTTTGTATAAGTTTCTTAAGGGTAGGGACAGCCTTCTGACTACTGATATT